CGATTGGGAGGTGTTTAACGAAGACGCGCTGACATGGCTCGATATGTATCTGGGCGGCGGCAGCATCCCCGGCCTGACAGTGGAGGGGGCTTATCCGTGGGCGTGGTCGCTGAATGAATCGACCCGGCGCGGCGTCGCCCGTGAGATCGACCGCTGGGTGCGCAATGGCGCGCCGTTGCCTGAGCTGGAACTGCGGCTGCGCCCCTTCTTCGATGACACGCGGGCGCGGCGGGTCGCCGTTACCGAGGTGACACGCATCTATGCCAGCGGTAATGTCATGGCGTGGCGCTCGTCGGGCGTCGTGGACGGCAAACGCTGGATGACGGCGGTTGACGAGCGGGTGTGTCCCGTTTGCTCGAAACTGCATAACAAGTTCGTTGAGTTGAATCGCGGCTGGGAGTTTTCGGACGCGGCGCTGGCGGCGCGTCCCGACCTAAAGCAAGCGCTCGGCGCGCCGGTAACGGTAGTCGTGCCACCGGCCCACGTAAATTGTATTTTACCGGGAAATGAGGTTGTTATTCCTGGCCGACTATCAGCCGCAACTCAATCGTTCTATGACGGCCGGGCTATTGAAATAACTGTCCGTAGTGGGCGCGTCTTGACCGTTACCGAGAATCACCCGATATTGACGCCGGGCGGGTATATTGCGGCCAAGTTCTTGTGCGAAGGCGGCTATGTAATCCGCGCACTCGATTCCGACGGGATAGCGACGGCCGTCAACCCAGACAATAACCATATTCCAACCGCTATCGAGAAAGTATTTAGTGCGTTCAAAGAAACGCACGGCGTGGTCGCCGGACGCATGCCAGTTACCGCCGAAGATTTCCACGGCGATGGGCGGGGTGTCTATGGCAATGTCGATATTGTATATATCGACCGCTTTCTGCAAAACGGAAGGGAGGCCGCGCTCAGCGAGCATTTTGGCCAATATCTTTTCGGTGGCGACGGCATGGCTTTGAGATCGTTCCCGCCCTTTGGCCGCTTTAATCTTCCGGGAATAAGGAACGGGCACACCACGAACTGCGTCATGTGCGGCACTGACCTGTTGTTGCCGTTCTTGCTCCGACATGAACGACCACTTGAGCGCCTCGGCTTCGGAACGGCCACGGATCGGCACATTCGATCGGAGCAAGCGTCGGCGTATGGTCCAGCGATTCACACCAGTAGCGTCGGCAATGGCCTTCTCGGATTCACCGGCAAGGTATCGGGCGACGATATCGCTATCGCCCAGAACAACACGATCACCGGTTCTGTCTTCATAGACACCGGCCGTGCGCAATACTCTGACGATGACCTTGTCGGTCACGCCCTTCTCGGTCGCCAGTTTATAGACCGATTCACCGGACTGGTAGCGCCGGATGAGATCGTCAGTATCAGGGAATTCAATTTTCGTGGCCATGTTTATGATCTCCAGGTTGATGATTATGAATTATACATTACAGATGATATTATAACTAGTAATTGTCGCTGCTGGATACAGCCCGTCGTGTTCGCGGCGTTGACCGATGACGAACTGAGCAAGGGCCAGTTCGACCCAACAGGGGGCGGCGGATGAACGTCACTATCGAGGTAAAATTCACGCCGTCCAATCTGGCCCAACGGATGCAAAAATATCCGAAGGAACTGGAGCGCGAGATGGAAAAGACGATGAAACAATCGCTAGTCCACATTCAGGGCAGCGTCCCGGCTTACCCGCCGCCGCCGCCCAACAGCAGCTATATCCGAACGGGCACGCTGGGCCGGTCGATAGGGTTGGGCGGGCGCGCCGAAATCTACGAGGTCAAGCGCATCGGCGGCGGCTACGAGGCGCGGCTGGGCACGCGGCTAAGTTATGCGCCATATGTCATCGGAGAGGATCAGGCCTCGATGCACGCGGGTCGATGGTGGACAATGAAGACGGTGGCCAGCAAGGCAACGCCGGGGATCGAGCGTTTGTTTCGGGCCATGTCCGAGCGGCTTGTTGCGTACCTGGGCGGCAAATGACCGAAGTGACCGAGACGACCGAGGCGACATTCATCTCCTCTCGCTACCACGCGCGGCGGGAATATCGTCATCGGGCTAGAGATTGTGGTCGCCTGTTGTTCGTCGGCTACTTGCCGCCGGGCACGCGGATCGAGATACGTTGCCCGTCTTGCGGCCGGATGCACGTCATCGAAGTTGAGATTGACATCGAACAGCAGTTCGTATAAGATAGCGCGTAACTGAATAAACCACGGGAGAGACCTTGAGTCCGGCCATGAGCCACCGTTGACGCGACCGGGAAACCGGTTTGAGACCAAGAGTCCAGCGTGCAGTCATAACGATTGCGCTCTGGACTCTTTTCGTTGTTATATGGATAGAAGCGAATACGTCATTACTGAATATGTAACCGTTGTGCCGGGCGAACCGTTCCGGCTGTTGCCGTTTGGCCGGTTGGTGAAGAATGGCAAGGCGCGCGAGATAACCGCCGACATTGCGCGGCGTTTCCGTCTGCCGCACTTCCGGCCGCCTATCAAATTGGGAAGTCACCGCGACGAGACGCCCGCCGGGGGGCATATCGTTGCGTTGGAAGTCCGCGAGGACGGATTGTACGCCGTGCCTGAGTTCAACGACGAAGGAACGGCGGCGCTGGCTCGCGGGGCGTATCGGTATCACAGCCCGGAAATCGTATGGGAAGGCGGGTTCGAAGACCCGATAACGGGGGCGACGCAGGAAGGGCCGCTGATTGTCGGCGACGCCTTCCTGCATACGCCGCACATGGGAGAGGCGGCGGCACTCTATGCCGCCGAGATTGAAACAATAGAAGGAGTGATGAATATGACGACAGATACGGTAACAGTGCCGGTGTCGTGGCTGGATCGACTGCTCGGCCGCGTAACTGAGGCGCAACCGGAGCCGGAACCGAAAGGCGAGCCGCCCACGGTTTTGACGGCGACGGTTGACGTTGACAAGTTCGCGGCGGTGCAAGCGGAACGCGACGATCTGGCCGCGAAAATCGAGCAGATGGAAAGCGCCCGAACGCTGGCCGCGCGTGTTGAGAAGTTCGAGAGCGAACTCGCCACTACGTCGCTGGCCGGTGACGAAGGATTGCCCGCGCTTCTGGCCGGGTTGACCGACGAAGTGGCTACTGAGGTATTGCGCCGGTTTAAGGCGCTGGCCGCGCAGGAAACTGTCGCGGCCCTGACCGCCGACGTAGGCCATGCCGGGAACCCGGCGACCGGCGACCCGGTGGGCGACCTCGATAAGGTCGTGCGCTCGATTATGACGAAGGAAAACCTTGACTACAACCGCGCGCTGGGCAAGCTGGCGGCCGAACAGCCGGAGCTACTCAAAGCCGCCTACGGGAGATAACGATGGCATTTAATAGCGGTGAGAATTTTAAGATCCACGGCCTCACGGCCGTCGCCGACTTGTCGGCAAAGCAGTACCACGCCGTCGCTCTGGCGACGACCGCGCGGACGGTGAAACAAGCCGCCAGCGCGACGATGGCTAATATCGGCATCCTGCAGAACGACCCCGCAGCCGGCGAACCGGCGTCGGTGGTCGGCGGCGGGATGACCAAGGCCTACAGCGGCGCGGCAATTGTTGCCGGTGCGCTGGTAACATCCAACACGACCGGCCAATTGGTTACGTCATCGGTAGCCAACAATCAGGTGATCGGTCGGGCAATTACAGCGGCGTCAGGGACGGCCGTCTTGTTCGAAGTCTTTGTTGCTCCGTGCAACTTCTAAGGGGATATGAGAGATGGCACTACCTACTATCAATGACGTTCAACTAATCGAGCCGGTGCTGACCAATATGCTGGTCGCCTACCGGCAGAACGCCGACCGATTTGTCGCGGGCCGGGCGTTTCCGAGCGTGCCGGTCGGCAACGACAGTGGCACGTATCCAATCCTGACCAAGAAATACTGGTTCCTTGACGAACTGGCCCGGCGCGCGCCCGGCGACCCGTTTGCCCGTGTGGAGTACGGAGTCGAAAGCGGCACGTACAAGACGGAGCAGTGGGCGGCTGACAGCGCCATTGCCGACGAGACCCGCGCCAACTCGCAGATACCGATGGAGCTGGAGCGCGTAGCCGTCGAGCTACTGGCGCAGCGGTCGATGCTCCGCAAAGAGAAGGCATTTAGCGACGACTTCATGAAGACCGGCGTCTGGGGCACGAGCAACACAACGGCGGTCGATTGGGATGACACGACTAGCGGCGACCCGATTGCCGACCTGCTGCTGGCCTCGGAAACGATTAGCAACAACACCGGCTACATGCCCAATACGCTGATCGTCGGCCACATCGTGCATCGCGCCCTGATGAATCATCCCGACATTCTGGATCGTATCAAGTACGTCATGGCGGGCACGCAGGACAATATCCGTGGCGCGTTGCTTTCGGTGCTGGGCATTGACAACTACCTGGTATCGCGGGCGACCTACTCCGCTACCAACGAGGCAGCCGCCTTTGCCGCGACGCCCGTCATCGATGACGACGCCCTGCTCATCTACTCCAACCCGTCGGCGGGACTGTTTGACGCCACGGCGGGCAAGACATTTGTGTGGGGGCCGGGCGGCGGCGAAGGCACTATCTATCGCTACCGTTCCAATAGCCGTCATGCCGA